CGATCTGGATAGGCCGCAGCCTGGAAGGGCCGAACGTGCCGTCAGGATGCTTCTTCGCGTACGTATACGCGCCACGGCGCGCATTGACAACCTTCGCCGGGTCCGCGCCCAACCGGATCGCCTCAGCCCCAGCCTTCGTGAACACCCGATCCTGCTCGGACTCCGACAGCGACTCGAAGTAGTCATCCGGCGAACGGAAGAACCCCTCCGGGGACTCATCGTCGTACAACGCCAGCGACGTACACCTGCACCCCGGGTGCCGGTCGAAGTCGACCCGGTAACCCGTCACCCCCGCGAGAATCGCGCACCTCGAGCACGCACCCGGCTGGATGACCCGCACCGAGAACCGGGAACCACGCCCCACAGCCAACGACCGATCCGCGTTGCGCCCAGCATCCCGAACGATCGTCGCCGCCATGACAGCCATGTACGACGCGCCCGCCCGGAACGCCTGCCCGACCCCGACACCCTGCCCGATGAGGGTCTTCGTTGTGGTGACAGCCGTGAACAACTCCGGGGCGATAGACCGCCCCTCACGCGTCGCCCCACCGAATGCCTCCGGGACAATCGCCGCGGGCTCCATGTCAGCGCCGAGCAGACCGCCAGCCTCACGGACGTACGCCGTCGACTGGCGGGCCGCGGTGATCTGCGCCGCGGTCACCACACGCTCAACGTCCGGGGCGATAGCGTCCCACCCGGCGTCCAAGTCACCACCGCGGGTCCGGTTCCACAACCCCAGAACCCGCCGTGACGCCGTATCAGACGTCGACGCTAGTCGCGCCTGCCTGTCCGCCGCCAACCTCGTCAGAGCCGTCATCAATGGCCCCCTGAACCGCCGCCTGAACCCCAGCACCCAACGCCTCGTCGAGTTCCTTTTGACGCATCTTCATGATGCGGCGGATCTCAGCCGGCGAACGCCCATCAAGCTCAAGCAGATACTCGAACGGGTAACCCATCTGAGACTTCTTCAGCAGAGCATCCGCAAGCTGCGCCTCAGACCGGATCTCAGGCGACTCCCACACGATCTTCGCCAGCCGGGTAGCCTCAGCCGCCTTCGCGTCACCCTTCACCAGCGCCACCAGGCGCAGCACCTCCCGCAACTGCGGGTCAGTGAACGTGATGAACTCCCCAGCCTTCTTGTTCAGACCGATCTCAGCCGACTTCAGAGCGTCACCCGACAGGTTCGAGATACCCTTGTTCGCCACAAGGTAATGCGGGGGCGTGCGGGTCTGCGCCGCAATATGCCCAACCGCAATCTCAATCGTGTCCGTGAAGATGTCGAGCGACGCGGCCTTCCACGAGTCAATCCGTGCGTTATCGCCCGTGATGTTGATAAGGCGCTTCGACCGAAGATCCTTCATGTCGACCGGGCGGGTACCGATGATGTCGCCGGTCACCTTGTCGAGAACCGGGATCTTGGGCGGGTCCGCCGACAGCATCACGCGCGCATCCATCGACGCATAGTCAGCGGCGAGGAAAAGGTACGCCCACAGAAGGTTGATTGCGTCCTGCATGGGCATGACACCCTGAATCTCCGACAGCGGGTCGCCCTTGAGCGTGGGCCGGTTCGCGATCTCCACGACCGGGACGACGCCAAGGTGGTTCTTCACCGGCCAGGAGTCATCCTTGAGCCCGTCGCGCTGCACCCAGCCACCCGAAGCCGCGTACTCCTGCCGCTGCTGCTCAGTCATCGAATCGAGCTCGTTCGGCGGCGTCACACGGGGGCGAATCCACTTGAAGATCTCATCCGGGGTGTACAGAGTCGCAAACTCGTCCTTCTCGTCCACCCACGTCTTCAACGCAGCCGTCCGCAGACGCGGATTCTCCCAGTCGTACTCAATCTCCACGCTCGACGGATGCTCAAACGTGACAATCGGCTCCCCCGAAGAGTCGCCCCACACAATCACGTAACAACGCTTCGCCGTCAACGCCGTCACAGCACCCTGCGAGAACTGAGCATCAAACTCGTTCATCTGCAACGCATCCCACAGCTTCGACGCCGCAGTCTTCGGCATGTTCGTCACACCGATCGGCTTCAGACGCTCAGCCTCAGCATTCACAACCGTCCCACACCAGTTGTCAGAGAACCCCAAGTACCGCTCAGCGTTCTCCTTACGCCACTCCTCGGTAGCGAAACTGAGAGGCTGATCGCCCTCGTAGTAGTTCTCTGCCTTCTCAATGTCGGGTCGACGATTGTTCAGACGCGTGTAGATCCGCTGAGTCAGTTTCCGGGCGTCATCCGCGTCCATGCGCCCTCCAAAGGGGGTTAGTAGTAAATGAAGTTGTCCGACGTCGTCAGCGCACCATCAGCGATCGCATCCATGACGGCCTCATGCGCAAGCACGGCAGACATGGTGAAGTCGATCTTTTGGTGCTCTTCGGGCTTCCCGATGATGTACTGCCGCTGCTTCGTGAGCGGATTGAGGGCTCGAGCGCGGACGATCGCGTTGCGGATATGCGTTTCAACACGCACATCCCCGTCGTGGGAGAAACCCGACTCCGCGTTGTACACGTCCGTCTGAAACCGGTCCAAAGCGGCATGCATCTGAGTGATCCGGTTCGTCGCCCACTTGACGAACACCTTCTCGCCAAACTTCGACGCCCACTCGTCAATCTCCGACTCCCAGAACAAGGGGTCGCAGTAACCGCGCACGATCTCGAACTCAGTCGCGAGCTCACCGACCGCCGCGTTCACCTCAGCGCGCGGGATACGCCCGTTCCAATCGGCCGGCTCCCACAGCGTCGCCAACCGCTTCTCGCCGTACACAGGGGTGAACTGATGCTTGTCCAACGTCTCAAGGCGGATGCCGGTGAAGTCGTCGTTGTCCGACCCATCGAACCCGAGACACACCTTCGTCCGTGGAGCGACAGTGATTGGCGGGTCAGCCTTACGGGCATCCCACTTCGGCATCTCCATCCACGAACCCGAACCCGACACAACCCGATTACCAAAGAACCGTTCCGCATCCGCAGGGTCCGTCTCGAGGAGTTCAGCCGCCTCCGCTTCGATCGCGTTGACCGACACCCACGGCGCCGCGCGATAGTTGAACGCGAAGATCTTCAGCCGCTCGGACTTCTTCTTGAAATCCAGATCAGCCGGCGGCTGCTGGAAATCCTTGTTGATGTCCTTCGCCTTCGACTCGTAGGTCTGCTGCGCAGTCGAGTTCTCAGCCGGATTCCACGAGTTCGTCGTCTCAATCGAACGCCCACCCATGCCAGCCAGACCACGACGCTGAGTCCTCGAGAGCTTGTGTCCCCCGTTGGTCTCCAACCACAGGCCCGTCTCATCCTGAGCGGCGAAAGTGATGCGCTGACCAAGGCGCGACGTAGCCTTCGACGTCACCGCGTCAATACGGCCACCACCAGGCAGGCGAATGAACTCCTCACCAGTCTTCGTGATGAGATCCGCCAGCGGCCCCTTGTCGATCATCGGCCGCAACGCGTCATACGTGTTGTCGGTCTGGTCCTCGGTCGTCGCCGTGATCTGAATGAGCGGCGTCGCCCAAGGTCGCCCCATCGGTTCGCCCCGGTCATACTCATACGGCTCGAACACGCCCTTGGACGTCCCCCAGCCACACCCGCAACCGAACAGACGGCAGTCGTAAATCTCGCCACCGTCAGCGCGACGATCGAACACGGTCGGCCCGACACCCTCAGCGCAGACGAACGACGCAACCAGCGGAGACTTGCCCCACTTCTGCGCCCGCACAAGCTGCGACCGGCGGTACACGAACGCGTCAACAGGCTTCACGACCCGGCGGCGCTCAACATCCGCCCGAACCCGGTAATGATTCGCGACAAACGCGAACTGCTCCGAACCCAACTCGAACGGACGCCCAACATCATCACCATCCGGGATGACACAGTGAGCCTCAATCCACGCCGCAACAACCCCAAGAGTGTCAACCGTCTCCATCGACGGCCTTCAACCGGTTCTTCATAGACGACGACCGCTGAGGCACCTCCCGGTGCGCAGCGAGCTCGTCAACAGCAATCTTCCACCGAAGCTGACCCATACCAATGGTCGACAGCCCCAACTCTGCTTCCTGCCGCAGCACAGGCGTCATCCACCCAACCGCAGCATCATGCGCCGTCGCCTTCAGGAAGTTACGGACGTACGTCGCGACCTGATTCTCGAGACCGAGCTGCGACCACATGAACGCCTGCGGCTTCACCCACAACGCATCCCACAGCGCAACCTCAGCCTCGAGCGCTTCAGCCAACGGAAACGCCGGCACATCACCCGTATACCCCTCAGCAGGGAGGGAAACCCAATCCTTATCGTCCTTCCGATCACGCCGAAGCGCATTCGGGTCAGGAGCAGGGCCACTACGCGCCCGAGCACCACCACTGGTCATATCTCCACGTCCTCAGCATCACGCTGCGCCGCATCACGCGGACGACGAACAATCGAACACCCCTACGAAAAGAGGGGCCTGAGCAATGTTTGAACCCGCCTGGCGCTTTTTCGACTTCCCCGGCGGTACTTTGCCGGGTTGAGTTGAAGGGTCTCCCCCCACCCCTTGATGTGGTCAGTCGAACATCTGTTCAGGTGTGCCATCCACCTGGCTGATGCTGTGCTGTCTCACTGTCGTGGTGTGGCTTACACAGTCCACGTCCATACGTTGGGTCGTTGGGGTTCATGCCGCGCTCGAGTAGTTCCTTGCGTGACAAGGGATAGTGGTCAGCAACAGTGCTGAAGTTGATGCACCCGGGTATGACGCAGATGGGGTCACGCGTGACCACCGCAGCCCTGAAGGCTTGGTGTCCACGGGTGTTGTAACCCCGGTCGCGTGCTGTGCCCCTAGCCCTGTCTGCTTCACGCCTGTGTGCAGCGCAACGTGACCCCTCGGCAGAGGGGTAGATCGTTGGGCATCCAGGCTGTGAGCACACGCGCATGGTGTACCTCGGAGGTTCAGGTGTCGAAGGGAATTGCATAGACGGCAGGGGTCGAACCTGCAACCTCCGGTTTTGGAGAACGGCGCTCTAGCCAATTGAGCTACGTCCATAGGTGGGGTGGACGTTCGCTGGGCGACCCTCTTACGGGTTTGTGAAGGCTCACTAGTGCCCAGCACGTTTCGTGCCTCGTGCCTGTGTGGGATGCGCGGAGTCGAACCGCGTGCCCAGCATTGCCGGAGGGTCCTGCCGTGGCTACACGGCCTCTCCAGGTACAGGCTTTTCCTATCACCCCGTGGTGTGGTTTGCGTCGTCACCGCGACGAGATAGACGAGAACCCCCTCAGATCAGTCGTCATCTTCCGGGACTGTTGCTGATTGGCGGTCCTCAGTGAGCGCCACGTCCAGCAGGCCACGTTTCATAACCCACGACATTTCGGGGGACGACAACACACCAACCGTGGATTGCCCGTCTTGTTCCATCTCGGGTGAGAGTCGGTGCGAGATGAGTACCCAGGCTTCCACGTACGAGTCGGGTTCAACTTTCTCGTAGTAGGTGCGGACCGCTGTACACAGGTCGTCGTATGCGCTACTCATCGAATCGCACCGTCCGTCTGAACCATCGACGCCACCGTTTCTTCGCGGCCCCGTCCACACACCTGTCACAGTCCGGTTCGGGGCACCGTTTCGCATGGTCACCGTCGCGGATGGGTTCGCCACGGTAGTTGCGGCGGCGTGTGTCACTCATCTCGCGTATGCCCAGAAGAACCGTGTGCCGTCACCTACGCATTTGTGGGGGCCGGCGTGACCTGCGGGGAGGTAGCAGTCCACAGTGTCGTAGTCGAGGACCAACGTCATCGTGCAGGTCACTGTGAGCCCTCACCCTCAATACCATGCGACTTAAGTGGCGGTTCGGCTTGCTCACTGACCAGCCGGCCGATGCGGGAGTCGATGTACTCAGCCCGAAGGTTGCAGCACGCATCCGACTCACACCGGCACATCAGGAGTCCTCAGCGATCAGGTACCGGAAATCGAACACCCGGTCAGCTACCTCGTGGAGCCGCTTCCAATACTTCGTGCCGTGATGCCCGCAGTACCCGAGCTCGTGTTCACCGATCTCGACGAATACGTATGCTTGCGCGCCGCAGTCTTTCCCGTCACACCGTCTTGTCGCATCGAGCATGACGCACCGCCGTTCGCGGTAGAAGGTAACTTGCGTGGGCATACACAATCGGTATACCCACGCAAGTTTGAAGTTTCCGATCCGCCGCCGCTCGTCTCCGCAGTGCACTTATCAGGCTCGTTCGCCCGTTCAATCGTTCGCCGGAGGTTTTGGCAGATGGAAGTTAGAGGAAGGCCAGGTCTGACCAACCGAGACGGTGATGCTCGCCCACAAGGAACGACAGAACACCAGACCGGGAGAACCGGCCGGAGATGTCCCGCAGCCACTTAGAGCCGCCATCACACGAGGGGCAGGAGAACCCGAACGTTGAGCCGAGATCCCATGCCTGGAAGTTGTGCCGGTGCGCCGTCACCCAGATTCGGGCTTCGTGAGCCCTCGAGTCGCCACGCACCTGACCGTCCAGCCACTTGGTGAACCCCGCAGCATCACTGCCGGGAATCTTGTGTCCGTGGTTGAAACCCATGGGGACGTTTGCGGCCGTGTAGTAGACGTTCATCTCGTCGTGCGGGATCGTGAACCCTACATGGTCGAAGCCGGGCGTCACGGTGAGCACTCGTTGCAGTGTCTCTGCGAGGAACGCGCCGCCGTTGTCTGAGTCGGATGTTATGGACTTACCCGCGCCACCCTGCCGACCGAACTCGGTGTGGTTGCAGAGCACGGAGACGAACTGTCCCTTGTCGAACTGGGGGAACAGTTCACGTGCGTACGAGGACCACACGTCCAGCACGAGGTTCATCTGGGCTCGAAGGCCACCCTGAACGGTGTGTGTCTGTGAGGCGTAGTTGCCGGCGATGCCCTCGAACGGGTCACCGTTGTTCACGATGACGAGCTCTGTGACGTTGCGGTGTTTGCGCTGCCGGTTGATCTCGGCTTGGAAGTTCTCGAGCCCGTCATGCAGGCGGTCGAGGGTGGCGTCGATTCCTCCACCCTCGCTCTTGCCGAGCTGCATGTCGGCCATGTTCAGCACAACCGCGACCGGCTCACCTAGGCCGGTGCCGGCGATGCGCCGGGGAAGCTTCCACTTCCGTGCACGTGCCTGCGCCTCGGTGATATCGGCTTCGGTGACAGCGTTGGCTGTCTTGCGGCGAAACGATGCGCGATACGCATACAGGTTCACCAGGTCACGTTCACCGTTTTCGAGCCGCTTGGACTGCTGCCAGATGCTCGACCGCACAGTGTCGCCGACGATCTCGAACAGTTCGGGATCGAGGTTGAACTTCGCGAAGATGTGGTCCCAGTTAGTGAGCGGGCCAATGGATCGAATGTGGTCGAAGTCGCCACCGATGATCGACCCATCCACGTCGTAGCGGATGTCGGCCGTCTCACTGATGTCCTTAGCCGGCGCCTTTTCGGGCGGGCTGTCCAGGCGGTCTGCGAGGCTCATGCGAGACCCCGCTTCACACGCCACGCCCGAAATGCCGTATCAGACATATCCGGGGCACCCTCAGAAACCAGTTCCTTCAACAGTGCGACATGACCCCACTCAGGGTTCGATGCGGCGTTCAGGATGACGGTCTGCTCACCCTCGGGGCGAGACTCCAACCACACATCCATGACGGATCGGCCGGGGCGGTACTTCGCTGGCGGTGCAGCGAGACGATCGATGAGTCCCATGGTCGCTCCCAATGGGTTGGGTGCACACTCCCCCCGGATTACGCAGGGGCGCGTGCACAGGGAAAGTGAGGGTGCCCGCCGCACCGTTACGTGGCTCGGGCGTATGGATCACGGGCGAGCGTGATCGTTTGCGATGATGGCCGGCTCCTGGGCGCGGCCTTCCTCAACCGAACTACGGGGTCGCCGCTGCCGGGAAGAATGCGAAAGCCCGCCGTGACCGAAGTGACGAGCGGGCTGGATTGGGGCGGTTGAACGCAGTTCACCACCATCAGTAGGAAATTATCACGGATCTCACTCCTTGTCAACCGGTGTTGACGTTTTCTTTCCGTGTCGGCGCATGCTCTTCTCCACCTCCCACAGTGACGGGAGGAACACCCATACGGTCTCGAGGGGCTGCATGGTGGTCACCAGACCCGCCTGCACCCATCGGTAGATCGTGGGGCGGGACTTGCCCACGAACTCGTGCGCTCGCTCGAGCTCCACCCACATGTCGCGGTTCATCAGGTGCTCGCTGTGCGCCGTCATCCCTCCACCTCTCGGATGGAAGCTGCGGTGGCGTGTGGGCGGGCGATGTTGTCGGCCAGTTCGTACGGGTCGCCGTACTGGTCGCGAAGACTCATCGCGTGCTCCAGAACCTCATCCGAGGCTTTGAACCATTCCTTCTGGCCGGCGATCAGGTGGCTAGAGAACTGCTTGTGGCGTTCTCTCTCCAGCGCATAGTCGCCGGGTTCTGCGGCTAGAACCGTTTCGTGCGGGTGGGCTTCGATGCGAGTCGCGAAGTTCTCGCTGAACCCGATCTTCACCGCGTCGCGGAACGTGAGGTAATAGACGACCCCACGTATCGGACGCGGGTCTAGTTCTCGCAGTTCGGCCTGGCGCTCGTGGTGCTGCCCGATCAGCCATGCCGCGCTCACGTCGTGTCCGCAGTTTCCGCACTGGGCTGACACGACGTCGGCCGTGTCGTACCTGTTGAGGTAGTTGCAGTGGGAGCAACGCCGCGTTGTCTCGGGGGCATCGGACAGCCAGTCCTGCACTACCGCCCGCCAGTGCTCAGTGCACACACCGAACCGTGAGGCCGGATGGGGCTCCTGCCAGCAGTCGCCTCCGCCTGTTGCCGGCATCGGACAGTGAGTAAAGTGGTTCATATCGAACTCCTTGTCAGTTCGGTCACGCCCCCGGAGGATGCCAGTCCTCGCGGGGGTTCTGTCATGACCGATTCTACCGTGCGCCTACGACACTTCCGCCTGGTCACGCTCCTTTTCTTGGAGCATTGCAATGACGCTGAACTCGTCTTCGCCACTGACCCGCGAACAGAGCATGCACTTCACGGTGATCCGGTCCCCGTCGAACCTGGGCGGGTGATACCGGAGTGACATGTGTGAGCATGCTGGGCAGCGAATCCACTGCACATAGTGGGGGCGGTCCTCATAGGGCCACCGTGCACGTGCGGTCTCCACCTCGCGGGTGAAGACGCTGGCGAGGTCGGCGCCGTGGATGTCGTTGGCGGCGTCCTCGAGCTCCCGGAACCCGTTCAGCTCGTACAGGAGCCGGCTGATGGCGTCAGCGGCCAGCCATGTGGGTGGGAGGCCGATGTGACCGTCACGTGTGGTGGCGACGGTGACATCAGCGTCAGCGGATTTGATGTACCCGGCGACCCGCAGCCAGGACACGAGGTCGCGGGAGTGGTGCATGGCCCAACCGAACCGGTTGAACTGCTCCTCGCTCAGATAGCCGACGTCGCCTTCGGTCATAGTGGTTTCCCGTGTCCCTTCTGCCCACACGACGGCAACACGGCACCATCAACATCCCTCGCTGTCCCCCGCATCGGCTGGTCTCCACACCACGCACACGTCAACGTTCTAAACGCCATACCCCGCACCGCATCACCAATCGGGGTCTCCGGGATCTCAGACATTTGGTACTCCTTCGCGAGACAGCAGCTCACGTAGAGCCGCTTCGGCTTGTTGAGGGACAACCCCGTTGCCGCACGCCTTCAACTGTTCGGCGCGGGTCAGCCCAATCTCGGGGTCGGTGACGTGGCTGGCGGGCCAACCCATCATCCATTCGGTCAGTTCGGGATTCAGGCGGGCCTCGCCGCCCTTCCCGTCGTAACGAACAGGGGCGGGTGCTGGTCTCCCTAGCACCCGCCCCCACCGCTCCACCGCGGCCTTGTACGGCCCCCAGTCGGTCGGGTCCACAGTGACCTGCCCCTGGGGGCGCTCGTCGTCCTCACGATGCCCACCGAGGCCGTAAGCAGTCTCAGTCGCTGACCCGCCGCGCGTCGCTCGCGGTGTCGGCAGGAGGGTTCGCTTGGCTTCGATGGCGAGAGACTTCCCGTGCCCGTTTCCGTTGCCGTGCTTCGATTTCATCGCGCCTGTCCACTCGTCCCACCGCTCGACCGTCTTCCCATCGCCCATATCGTTGACGACCGGGGTGGGAAGAAGGATGTGGCCATCCTCGATCTCCTCGCGGATCTGGTCCGACAGGCGCATAGTTGCACCCGGTCGATTCCTGTCCCGTGGCACACCCTCGGCCTCAGCTGCGGCGGGTGTTCTCAGAAGGCCAGGCGAGGATGAAGACCCGGAATCGTCCGTGCGGCGCGCCGACGTCGGATGCACGTAAACCTGTCCACTCCGCATCGAACCCGAGCTCGGCCAAGTCTCCAAGAACGGCTCCAAGTGCCCGCAGAGCATGTTGCTCACCGTCGTCTCCCAGACACCACGGGCAGGGTTCCACGTCGCTAGCCGCGTCGGCTGATAGAAGTCCTCGAACATTCTCGATCACCACCCAATCTGGTCGCAGGATGTCGATCCCTTGCGCGAACTCACTCCACAACCCGCTGCGGGTTCCGGTCTTCATGCCCCGACGCCGGCCGGCGAGGGATACGTCCTGGCATGGGAAGCCCCCGGCGAGGATGCTGGGGCGCTCAACCGCAACCCAGTCGATGCGGGTAACGTCCCCGAAGTTCGCGACTTCCGGGTTCCGGTACTCGAGCACCTTTGATGGGGCCTTGTCGAACTCCGCGAACCATGCGGGCCGGGAACCGAACACGGCGTCTACGGCCATGCCCAGCCCCCCAACCCCGGCGAATAGTTCACCCGACTTCATCAAATCAACCGCTCCCCACTGGGTCCGAGCCCGTTACCCCAGTAGCTTCCCGGGCCGGGCCGGAGCGGAGCCGGGTGTGCCTGATCCCACGCGACGTTGTACCCGAGCGAGTTGACGCATCCGCGGCACACCTCGATCTCGCCCTCCACCACGATCAGTTCGTGAGGATCGGTCGCTTTCATCTGGTTCTCCTTGCGTTGGGGCAGTCGGGTCGTCCCCCTGTGAACGGGTTCCGACAGTTGCCGCACACATGCGGTGGGGGTTCGGGTGCAGGGTTGAGAACAGCCGTCAACCACTCCCGCTCCTCCTTGGTGGGACGAGACCAATGCTTCTTAGGCATCACGCACCGCCTAGAAGGGGAGGTTGGGGTCTTCGGTGGCCCATGCATCCACAGGCTCGGCAGCAGGAGCGGAACGCACGGCCCCGGCGAGCTCCACCGAATCGGCCCAGCAAACGAGGTCGTAATACGTCTTCGCCCCATCCGCGGACTTCTTCGACTCGGTGACTTCCCGGCCCTCGAACGTGATCCGGTCGCCCTTGTTGAACCGCTCCAGGGAGATGCCCGAGTTGCGGGAAACCTTGAGTGTGCGGAAGGTGCGGCCGACAGTTTCCCAACGGTCCTGGTCGTTCTTCCTCGAGTGAGGTTCGGATGTCTTGAGTCCCCATGCGCCGTTGTTGCCGATGAGCACTTCTTCAACGAACGCGCTGTCTACGGTGAGCTTTGCCATTAGTCGTCTTCCTCTTCGTCGTGTGCGACCGGGCAGTCGCAGTGGTGTTTGGGTGTGCCGCCAAGGAGGATGGTGAAGTCCTCGAGGCGGAGGATCACGTACTGGTCACCCATGGACCCGCGACCGTATCCGCGGCGTTTCGCGACAACGACACCCATTGCGGCGTCGGCATGGCCCGCTTCGATTTGCGCTTCGGTGATCCATCCGGCGAGGTCGATGCGGTTGTGGTTCTTCGCTTCGACGACGATGGGGCCGGCGTGACTGTTGAGTCCGGCGATGTCGCCTTCGTCGCGGGCGCCTTTCCTAGCGCGGCGTT